GTGTCACATTGTAACCCATAAACACTAATAAGTCAAGTATGCTATAATTGTGAAAAGGATGTATGATGCAAGTAGACTTAAAAGAAATTGCCAGAAACAATGGTAAAAAAGGAACAGTTGAAATCAAGCAACAACCAGTAGCTAAGATAGAAGCTGTTCAATATTTCAAGCAATTAAATAAGCTCACTACTGAAATGAGAAAAGACATCAGAGAACAACTCATACCACTTTTAAAAGCACTTGAGAGTAGTTATGCAGCAGATGGGTATGCAGACCAGATAACACAGATGATAGCAAGGTTGTCACTTAAGCATTCAAACACAGTCAATACTCAAGCAAAGCAAACAGCAGAGCAAATGGTAGGAAATGTTTCACAGAAGAACAAAAGAGGATTTGATGCAGCTATTAAAAAATCTGTAGGAGTTGACCTCTCAAGCATTTTGATAGATGAAGGGTTAAGTGACTTCTTAGAAGCTCAAGTTAATAAAAATGTATCACTTATAAAATCAATACCAGACGAGTACTTCAAATCAATAGAAACGGTTGTGATGAATGGAGCCTCTAGTGGTTTAAGATGGGAATCAATAGCAAGAGAGATAGGTGGGATAAAAGATATATCATCAGTTAATGGAAAACTCCAGAACAGAATAAAGCTCATAGCACGAAACGAAACATCAAATGTCAATGCTTCTATAAATAAAAGAAGACAAGAAAACCTAGGTGTTGAAAAATTCAAATGGGTAACTTCTCAAGATGAGAGAGTAAGAATAAGTCATGCGAAGATTAACGGAAATGTTTATGAGTGGGATAACTTGCCGACAGTTGATGGAGTGAAGACATCACCAGGGAAACCAATTAACTGTCGGTGTGTTGCTATACCTGTGATAGAATTATAAAAAGGATTTACAATGCCAAAAAAACTAGAAGATTGTGTAAAGAAAATTATGGAGCAAGGAAAAGACAAATCCTCTGCATTTGCTATATGCACTAAAGCAATTGGAAATGATGCAGTTTCAATGGGTCAAAACAAAATAGATCCGCATACTGGCTTCATGCACACTAAGGTCGTAATATGTCGCTCAGGAATTCAGCCATATATGGGTTTTGAGTTAGGATTAAAAGGAACAGATGCACAAAAGACTTTTAATGTTTTAAGACACCCAGATGATGTAACAGCTCAAGAGAGCATAGAAACATATAAAAATATAATCGCAACAGATGAACATCCAACAGAGAAATGGATATATGCAGATAATGTGAAACAATATCAGAGAGGACAAGTGTCAGAAATTGAAGTGAATAATGATACAGTCGAGGGACTGCTTACAATAACAGACCAGAGTCTTATCGAAAAAGTTCAGAACGGAAAAGTTGAAGTTTCACTAGGATATGCTTATAAACTTGTTGCAGAAGATGGAGAATATAAGGGAGAGCCTTATCAGTTTAAATATACAGACATAGTAGCAAATCACTTGTCAGTTGTTGAAAAAGGTAGATGCGGAGAACAGTGTCGCATAATTGATGATAACTATGCTACAATTACAGATGACAAAACAAACGGAGGGTCAAGCGATATGAAAATTAAGATTAACGGACAAGAGTTCGAAGTTGATGAAGCGGTCGGTAAAGCTATAATGGCAGAACGAGCAGCTAAGGATGCAGAAGTTGTTACAGCTACTAAAAAAGCTGAAGATATGGAAGAAGAAGTTAGCACGGTTAAAAATGCAAACGATACACTTCAAGCAAAACTCGATGCAACTAATGAAGCAAAGATGACTGACTCAGACATCAATGCAATGGTAGCTGACAGAGCAAAGCTGATAGCATTTGCAACAACTGTAATCGGAAACGATGCAATGCCAGAGTCAACAGACCCTCTCGCAGTTAAAACAGCGGTAGTTTGTAATCATTTCGGTATCTCAGTTGATGGAAAATCAGAAGCATACATTGATGCTCGTTTTGACATGGTTCAAGAAGACAGAGTAGCAACTGATGAGTCTGTTAAGAAATTAGCTGATGATATGGAAAAAGTAAAGCTTGAAAAAGCAAACGACAATGAAAAAGTTGCGACTGATGCAAGAGCAGCTTATCTCAAGAAAAAAGGATTATAAATGCCAGTTCAAACAACATATACAGCAGAACATGCTGAAGGTTTCGTAGGTCAGTATGCTGATTTACAATTATCAAATGTATTCAGTCGCTCAGTTGAAGCTTCTGTAATTGATTTTGGTTTAGCAGTTGTTCGTGGAACAACAGAAGACCAATGTAAACTAGCTACTGCAACAGGCGGAAGCTTTCTAGGTTTAACAGGTCGTACGATTGCAGGTTCAGCTGATACAGCTGGAGATAGAAAATATCAAATCGGAGAGAGTGCTAACATTCTTGATGAAGGTGTTATCTATGCGATTTGTGAAGATGGTTGTACTCAAGGTGACTCAGTATCATTCAGATATGTGTCTGGTGCAGGACAACTTGGTAGATTAGTTGCTACACCAGTAGCTAATGAAACAGATGTAATCCCAAATGCTGTATGGGAAACAACAACTGCTGCCGGTCAAATCGGTAGAGTAAAATTTAAATAAGGGGTAATAAGATGGCAAAATTAACATCATTTCCAAACGGTCTACAGATTACAAATGATGCAGATGCAGGGCTAGGGTTCGTTGAATCGACTCTAACTCATGTTGAAGCTAAAGTTTATGAAACACAGTATCGTCACATTGTGTATCAAGACATTGTCCCAGTTTCTAACGAAGCAGGAGAAGGTGCAACTTCAGTAACTTATTACAGTATTGATGGTGCTACAATGGGTAAATTCATCGGTTCAAATGCTATTGATGTACCTTTAGCTGATATTTCAACTAAGCAAACTATCGTGCCGGTAGAACTTGGTGCAGTTGGATATAAATATTCAGATGAAGAACTTCGTCAAGCTGCAATGCTTAACAGAGCATTACCTCAGCTAAAAGCTAACCTTACAATGAGAGGGTTCGAAGAGCATGCACAAAGAGTATGTTTTACTGGAGATGCGACTAAAGGTCTTGAAGGGTTCTTAAACAACTCTAATGTTCCAAGTTCAACAGTTGTTAATCCAGGTAGTAGTACAGCATGGACTACAAAAACACCTGCTCAAATCTTAGCTGATGTAAATAGTTTATTTGCTCAAGTGTTCGAAACAACTAAAGAGGTTGAAAAGCCTGATACTTTATTGCTTCCAACTTCACAATGGTCTTACATTGCATCTACACCAAGAAGCGATACCAGCGATACTACAATCTTAATGTACATCGTTCAAAATAGTCCATACATCACTTCGGTTGATGACATTAAATCATTACCAGAGCTAAAAGGTGCAGGTGTTGCTTCAGCAGATCGCATGATGGTTTACACAAAAGACATTGATAAATTGGTATTTCATATCCCTATGCCTTTTCGTATCGAGCAACCAGTTCGTAAAACATTAGGGTGGGAAGTTCCTGCAGTTTACAAGTTATCTGGAGTTGAATTCAGATATCCATTATCCGCTGCTTATGCAGATGGCATTTAATTAAAATAAAAGGACGGACTATGAAAGTTCAAAACAAATCAAAAAGACTAATTTGTCTACAAACAAAAGAGGGTCGTGTTGACCTTCTTCCAAATGAAGTTACTGAAGATATTCGTATCAAATCAGTTCAAAATGAAAAAGTGTTCAAGGCTTTAGTTGAAGCTGGAGACCTTAAAGAAGTAAAATCTAAAGCAACACCTCAAAAAGGGAAAGGAGAGTAATCTCCTATCCTTCACTTAAAGGTAAATAATGGCTACTACATGCACACCTACAGCTTTTAAAGCACGGTTTCCAGAGTTTAATTCAATAGATGATACTCGCATACAGATTTTTATTGATGATGCACTCCTAGTTATCAATGAGGCTACATGGGGAACTTTATACTCTTTGGCAGCTTGTTATTTATCCGCACATTATCTAGCTTTAAGTGAAGACAGCCTAAATGGCAATAGTGGTTCAGTTGGAAATGTTTCATCTCAAGGAGTAGATGGAACATCAATCAGCTTTAACACATATAGCCCAGACAATGCGAGTCAGACATACTGGCTCTCTACTCAATACGGTCAAAAATTCTACTCATTGATTAAATCACTCGGTGCTATGGCATTCACGGTGTAACTTATGCAAGTACAAGTAAGCGGATCCAACGGAAAAGGAATTAAAAAACTTTTTAAGCAAATCTCAAAGGGTGGGGTTGTTGATGTTGGAATACTTGCTGGAGAAGGAAAGCATGAAGGTAGTGATTTAACAGTAGCTCAAATAGGGTTTTGGAATGAGTTCGGAACTGTTCTAATCCCAGAGCGAAGCTTTATCCGTGCTACAATCAAAGACAAATCAAAAGAAATCAAAGCAATCTCTGCTAAAGAATTCAAAAAAGTAATCAACGGAAAAACAACTTCAAAAGATGGACTAGGAATACTCGGAGCATTTACAGCAGGACTTATTCAAGAGAGGTTCACTAGTAATGATTGGAAACCAAATACAAGTCGTACACAGTTAAGAAAAGGAAGCTCCAAGCCTTTAATCGATACAGGAGAACTTCGACAGAGTATCTCATACGAGGTAAAGGCCTAAAATGAAAAATGATGTAAGCAGAGCATTAAAACGATGGTTAGAACCAGTTGATATTACTAGAGTAGGGGTAGGCTCATATATTGATGGAGAATGGGTAGATGGACCACCAACAATTATACCGATAAAAGCAGTAGTTCAAAATGCACAGCCTGATGATTTAGTATTACTCCCAGAAGGTACTCGAAGTACAGAAGCGGTTAAAATTCATACGACAACTAAGATTAATACAGTTTCAGAAGTCGGAGAAACAAATGCTGATACATTTACATATGATGGAGATACATATAAAATCTATGATGTATTTAAGAGAAAAGTAGGAAACTATTTTAAAGCAGTAGCAATCAGGATAGTAACATGACATTCTCAGACTTTCAGAAAAATATCAGAACTTGGATAGTTAATACTCTCAATGTTGAAGTGATATATTCACACGGAAAAGGACCACGACCAAAAGGACAATATGCAGTAATGAATGTTGTCAATATTGGAAAACTTATCAAAGATGAGATAAGTGTAACAAGAGAGGTCAATGGGGATATTCGAGCTGATTATAAAGGCATTAAAAAAACAATGGTATCAATCAATATATACAGAGATGATACTATGCAATTAATGACCAATCTAAAAAGCTCACTGTCTACAATTCTAACTCAAGATTATTTTAATGCATTAGATATTGGAATAATTTCCCCAGATGGAATAAATCATATACCAGAGCAAATAGGTAAAGATTGGGAGAACAGAAGTCAATGCGATTTCTCCTTCCATTATATACCAACGGTTAGTAGTGATGCAGACATTAGTGAAATCAAAAAAGTTGATATTACTAATAAAATAAACGCAGAAGTAATTAATGTTACTTAAGGCATAGCTAAAATATGCTACAATTCATATAACAAAATAAAGGAGTTATCATGGCTGAGAAAAGAGCGATAAAAAGATTTGTTGATGTCGAGATAAAAAAAGACACACCATCGGTGTCCGCTGCTTCATTTGGAATCCCTATACTGATTTCAAATTCAAGTGCAATCACAACTGCGACAAGAGTAAAAAGGTTCACGACACTAAGTGGTGTTGAGTTACTATTCCCTAAAACAACTGAGGAATGGAAAGCAGCTGATGCATACTTCAGTCAAGATCCATTTAATGAAAATCAGCCAGAAGAACTTCTAATAGGTCGATATGTTGATGCCGATAGTTCAGCAGTCCTCGAAGCTGGAGAAACACCACTAACTGATGTTGAAGCTTGGAAACTCATAACAGATGGAGAATTCGGTGCAACTATTGATGGTACACTTGTTAATGTTACTGGTCTTGATTTTTCAGCAGTAACAAGTCTTAATGATGTAGCTTCTGTTATTTCAGCAGGGACAGCAGGTGGAACAGTTACATATGTAATTAATCGCTTTGTATTTACAAGTGATACAACAGGTGTGGCTTCAACTATCTCGTTACTTCAAACTGTAGTAACTCCAGCAGGTACTGATATCAGTGGTGCAGGTCTCCTAGATGGCGATACACTAGCGAGTCCTTCAAATGTTGGTGGTTCATTATTATCTCAAGGTCAAGCATTAGAAACAGCAGGCGATATGCTAACTGCTATTAAAAATGCAAATAACTCGTGGTATGCTTTAGGTTTAATCAAAGCATTAAGAGATATTCAGTTCACAGAAGACCTCGCTGATGCATTAGAGTCAAATAGAAATATTATGCTCGTTACAACAAACGATGCAAATACTCTAGTGCTTGGTTCTTCAGCTTCACTTGCAGCTAAACTAAAAGCTAAGAACTACAAGCGAACTGGACTCGTTTATCATGACAATGCAAATGTTTATCCAGAGTGGTCGTGGATGGGTCAACAGTTACCAAAGGATGTCGGTTCAACAAACTGGTCATTTAAAACATTAGCTGGAATTGCTGAAGGTGCTTCTCAAGAGATACAAGCTTCATCATTGACACAGACTCAGATAGATGCAGCTATTGATGTGAATGCAAATGTTTATACGAGAACACTCGGTGCTAGTTTTATGTATTTTGGAACAATGGGCGGAGGTAAAAATATCGACAAAGCTGGGGAGTATATAGATATTATTATCAATATCGACTTCTTACAAGCGAGAGTAGAAGAGGGATTAATGAGCCTACTTCTTGAAAAAGATATAATCCCATTCACAGATGGTGGAATTACAATCGTAGATACTCGCTTAAAAACATTACTCCAGACATTCGGAGTTAATCAAGGTATTCTCGTAGACCAAACAGTCGTGACATTCTTCCCTAAAAGAGCAGAAGTCGCACAAACAGACCGTGATGACCGCAAACTACCAGGCGGAACATTCACAGCAGAACTTACTGGCGGAATCAACACAGTTGTAGTCCGTGGTATTGTAAGCATATAAGGATTTAACAATGGCTTCTTTTGGCAACTATTCATTCGGAAATGTAAATGTTATCTTTGGA